AATAACATCTATGTGTGCATCCAGTTGTTCTAACTGCTATAGTTGGTCTACCAAATCTGCTACCTTCAGATTGAACACATCTGTATAATTCTAATATAGGTAACTTTTTATCATAATCTTTTATTCTTCCTAATGGTTTTTCCATATTATTTTATTAAAATATATTTAAACTTAAAATTATTATAAGTTGTAGTTACATACCAATAATGACTATTCATAATATATACTTGAGTTTTTATCGTTTTCGAAACATTCTACCTTAACTACCTTACACCTCCCAGCATCTGTTTTAGATAGAACTTCATTAAACTTATCATAAACTATTTTAGCACAAGACTCAGCTCCCATCTTTTCTAAGAAGTGTACCTTGCATAACCCCATCTGACCCATTTGTTCAAATATATCTCTATACGGATCATCAGCTTGTATGAGTGTTGTGTGATCCCACATCTGATTCATCCAAGATTTCAATCCATTACCTACAGGTGCATCTTTAAACCCACCATAATCTACAATCCAATTCATATCATCTAAACCATCATTTTCATCATCTGGTGTATTAGATTCAAACCATACTTTAAATTTTAAAGCATATCCATGTAATAATTGACAATGTGAATGTTGTGCTTTCCATTGTCTAATTGCAACTGAGTAGTTGTCAAATATTTTGGTTGATTGATATTTCATTATTTTACGTTAAATTGTTCTTTTTCGTACTCTGAAAGTACTTGTTCAACATATATTTTTGCTGTTTCCCATTCTACAGGTCCTGTTTCATCTGCATATGCTACAGGGTCAGGTCTTCCTAATTTAATAAATGCTTCTACTCTTTCAACTGATGAAGCTGATTTGTAATCTGAGAACCAATTTCCTTTTAAATTAGACCATTTATGTTTAATAAAAATTGGTTTATAACTTGTATTTGTACGTTTATAAACTTCGTCAAAATCTAAACCTAATTCTTTACATAATACTTCTCCATCTTGTAAAATAGTAAATTTATCACCTTCAAGATATGGGGTAAAGTAACCTACTTTATCTGCTTCCCAATTACCCATTCTAAATGCCGCATCATCTGCATCTCTAAATTCTTGTCTACAATCAGGATAAATAGCATGATCACCTGCATGAATACCAAGTGCAATATCACAATTTTCACCTGTTTGATTTGCAACTGATAATGCAACTGCTTGGGTAATAGAGGCAAATATTTTATTTCTGTTAGGTACAACAGTTGCTTTCATATTATCTTCAGCATAATGACCTTCAGGTACTTCATCTCCTCCATCTACTAGAGCAGAATCAAGTAAATCAGCTAAACCGTCTAATTTAATTACTTTATAAGTAAGAGGAGAAAGAGATTGATTTGAAATATAGTTTACTAACGATTGAGCTCGCTCTAATTCAACTCGATGTTTTTGTCCATAATCAAATGAAATAGCTGTTACCGTGTCATATTCTTTTAGACAACGTAACAACAATGTACTGGAATCCATTCCTCCAGATAGGGAAACTACAACATGCCTTTCCATAGTTCTTCGTTATTTAAATATTTATATTCTTCTATTGTCATTCCTTTCATTCTCATGAATGCTTCAAAATCTATATCTTCTGCACGATAATAATCATACCAATTTTCTTTCCATTCTTCACGGAATTTTTCGAACTCAATTTTTTTATTTAAGTTCATATTTGTTTTGATTTTCAAGCTTATTAATCTTTTCACTCATTATAACAATAGTTTCATATGCTTCCTTTTGTTTTTCTAGTAAATGATTATAATCTGCTTCCATTTCCATTTTTTCTCTTTTATGAACATTCATTATAAATGCCTCCGAGTAGGATAAGGTAACAAAGTAAAATAGAGCAACCGTCATACATACTCGATCCCAATTGTCTTTTATTCTATTTTTTAGATTTTTTTTCATTGTATTCATTTATCCATTTTATTCCCCAATCATATGCATCTTGAGGGTTACTAAATCCTCCTTTACTCATTTCTGTTATCCAAGAAGCTTTACCTTTTCTTAAAACACCTACTATCCATTCTTCTGGGTTGATTCTGGCTAATGGGCTTATTTGTAACCACCATCCTTGGGGTATTTCTTCTTTAATCATCTTCTTTGTTTTGGTGGTCTACCTCTTCTTTCTATTGATCTACCAGAGCGATCAAATGTTTTCAAACAATACATATAAAATTCTTCTGTTGTACCATCAAAATTTATAACATGCTCTTCATATTCATCTTTTGTCATAACAAATTCTCGTAAAAAACCTTTTTGTAGTGCTTCTAATTTAGCAGTTTCATCTTTTTCAAAATCTTCAATTAATCGTTTTCTACGGGCTAAATCAACTTGGTTGGATTCGATTAATCTTTGGTGATCATTACCATAAGATTTAAATACCTCATTAAGTTCTAATTCGGTTAATTTCCATTGCCAATAAAAATGTGAGAATTCATATTCACCATTTTTAATACGGTCTAAAAATGTTGATTTTTTTGGTAAGGGTTGGGTTTTGGTTGTGTATCGTCTCCACCAAAAGAATTTATTATAATTTAGGGGTTGTAACTGTTTGATTTTTTGCCTTACAGTTTTTTCATCAGACGTTTTATATAACATAACCTTTAATTTGTAGTAATATAAGAAAAAAACTTGTAATCCCCAAGCTATAATTCATTTATTTCACGAAACTTTTTAACATTATACTCTATAAACTCTAAATTAGCATCTTTTTCTTCTATATCTTGAAAATTATTCATATTTGCCTCTGGTTTATAGGGTAAACCTAAATCAAAATACATTTTTTGTTCTATACCCGCCATTACTGGGTTTGATGTGTCTATTGATTCAATACATTCCATATTTTTATATAGTCCAAATTCAATTGGGGAAGCAGTGCCTAATAAATGTACTCTATCTGTTGAAGATAATATTCCATCT